TTATCGGAGGTCTTTACTGAATTGTTATATAATTCGCGGTAAGCTGCTAGCTGCAACCAATAGCTATTATAGATGCCGTTGCTTGTTTTAATGTCAAGCACGTAAGTCTTGCCGTCAATAGTGCAAACGCGGTCAATAGTGCCAGCAAAGCCTAGGCTACCGCCTATAAAGGTTTGCTCAATTAAGTGATGCTCCGGCTTATGGTTAGTGCTGAATTCTACGTAACGCTCAAACATAGACCATTCGTCAAGACTATATTTAGGCTTGCCGTATTCGTCAAGCAAAGTACATTCAATGCCTTGGTCATAGTCTTCGGTAAGTTGATGCACCGCAGATCCGCGCTTGCCGGCTGCGTCTCTAATTTCGTCGGCTTTAGATCCTACCTCCTTCATCCACATAATTAACTGCGCCGGCTTTGGGTATGCCTCAAGCAATGTAGTTGCGCTAGGAAAATAGTTGCCGTTTTCGTCCGTATAAAAACGGCCGTCTTTAAAAGTAAGCTGGTTAGATACTAGGTTTTTGATTAACATATAATTTCTTTTATGGTGATTTCCTCGGTTTTTTCTTTGCCTCCGTGTGACGCTATTTGGTTTGCTACCTCTTCGGCTTTCTCTAAGGTGTCAAAGCCTTGTATAAACTTGCCGTCAATACGAATAAAATACCTTGTATCGTTATGAATTAAATTTGTTTCGCTAGTTATTTTTACTACTGGCATAAAATTTTATTTATTGGTTTATAAAAATGTGGCTTTTTGTACGGAAGCCACAAACCGCTAACCAATAATCACCAACTAAAAAGGTGTTTCGTCTTCGTCTAAGACAATATTATTATCGTTTTTGTCTGCAAATAGCTTTAAAGTAGTTTGCTCTAGAAATTGCATCATGTCGCTATCATCCCATTGCTCCTTGCCTTTAACTTTTATCTTAGTCATTTGCGGTAAGCCGTTAGGATTTTCTTTGGTGTAAGCCGGTGCAATCTTTTCTCCGTCCTGGTATAAAGTAATACCGGTAATAGTTTTAGTTGCGTCAAGCTTGTCCTTCATGGCCCATGGCATAAAACGTAATACTTTATTTACGTCTACGTTAGGCAAAGCTTTTAAAAAGCTTGATGCGTAACGACTAGAGTATGGCAAGCTAACTACATAGCTATCGTCGCCGTCCGTAAAATGTAGCTGCCATTGTGTGCCGTAGTCATTCGTACGCGTGTTGATAGTTTCTAGCTTTGCAGTAAGATCCTTAAAACGCTCTTCATAAACTAGCTTCCCGGTTTTTGTTAAGCGCTCCGATGTGCGCTCGTTTGGTTGCTTGTGTTGGCGTACTAGGTTGCCGTCAGCAACGTTGAGGTAAGTTGTGTTAACACCTCCTAAATTTGTTAATGCCATAAAATTAAAGTCGTTTGTTTTATAACGACATTGCAAATATAGTATTTTGTTTTAAATAAAAAACTTTTTTTTTAAATTTATTTTAAGTAAGTTTGCAGCAAATCAAAAATATAACATGAAAAAAGAAACACGCGGCCGTAAAGCCCTACCCACAAAAGAAAAAAAGCAACCATTATACATAATGGTAAAACAAAAATTTGTTAAAGAGGTTAACCCTAAACTTAAAGAACTTGAGAGAGAGTATTCTACAAAGTAAAGTGATCCGACATTTTGAGTTGCTAGGCTGGTACGTAGTTAAAATAATACAATGCAACAAGAACGGCATGCCCGACCTTATGCTGCTTAGAGATGGCAAGACATTCTTTATAGAATGCAAGGCCGAGAAAGGTAGACTAAGTGAGTTGCAAAAGTACCGGCATGAGCAACTACAAGAACTAGGATTTGAGGTAAGAACAATTTATAAAATGCAAGAACTATAACCAATGATTAAAGCAGCCAACTATTACACAAAGCAAGGATTCTCCGTTATACCAATAGGAGAAAATAAGCGTGCCGTTTTTCCTTGGACGGAGTTTCAATCCTCTATCATGGACGATGCAACTATTAAGGCCCAGTTCACGAATGATCGTTGCAAGAACATTGCTATAATCGGTGGCGGTGTTTCGGGTGGCCTGGAAATTATTGACGTTGATCTTAAGTACGACGTAAGCGGTAACCTTTGGGATAGACTTAAAGATGCCTTAACGGATCTTATGCCACTACTTTATGTGGTGCGTACTAAGTCCGGCGGCTACCATCTTTACTATCGCTGCGAACTTGTAGAGGGCAACCAAAAGCTAGCCATGCGTCATGCTACTAAAGATGAACTTAGCGAGACACCACACGCTAAGGAAATAGTTTTAATAGAAACTAGAGGCGAGGGCGGCTATGTCCTGGCACCGCCATCCGAAGGGTACACCAAAGAACGTGAGTTTAAGATTAACACAATAACGCTAGAGCAACGCGATAGTATCCTATCTATATGCCGTAGTTTTAACGAGGTAGTCAAAGAGGTGCGTGCGCAAGTAGTGGCAGACTCCGAAGCCTACGCTACTACGCCTTGGGATGATTACAACGCCAAGTGCGACGTCGTAGCTTTACTTGAGGCTAACGGCTGGACGTGGATAGAAACTAGAGGCGAGCGTGACTTTCTTAAGCGTCCTGGTAAGACCGACTCACATATAAGCGCAGACTATCATAAAGGCCTCGGCTTGTTTAAAGTCTTTAGCACAAGCACGCAGTTTGAGACGGGCCGAGGTTATAAACCTTTTGCCATCTATGCAATACTTGAACATAACGGCAACTTTAGCCAGGCTGCTAAGCAACTTATTAAAGACGGCTACGGCGAAGGGCGTAACAAAGTAAGCACTAACATAAAAAAAGATTACCTAGGGAAAAAAGACGAAGGCATTGACTCCGAAAATATCGCAGCATTTATAAGTCAAAAGCATAAGCTAGATATTAACAAGGCTAAGCAATTAGTGACCGACCTGGATAATGATACACAAACCGAACTGCTTAGCTTTTGGTCAGTTACTAAAGGTGTTATTGCAATAGATCGTTACAAGCTTATAAACCTTTTAAGTAGTGAGGGTGGCTTTTACTTATACTACTATGACAAAAAGCTTAACTATCAATTAGTACGTATCGTTGATAACTTTGTAAGCGATACTAACATGGAGCAGATTAAAAAGTTTTTGATTAATTACATAGACTCTATTCCTTACGATAACTTTGACGGCATCAATAAGAACCGGCTACGTGAAATAATTTATAAGGGTGCCGACGCATATTTTAATAAGGGCCTCTTTGAGTTTATGACTAACGTAGAACTTAAACTACTTAAGCATACTAAAGACTCCGCGTACTATCCATTCCTTAACGGCGTGGTGCATGTAACTAAGCATAAAAAAGAACTGCTTAAATATGGCGCTATTAATATGCACGTATGGCGTGACCAAGTGATACCATACGAAATTAATATAGACCAGGACTTAGACCTTAACAACGTAGCTTATCTTAAGTTTATAGAAAAGATAAGCAACGACGAAGCCGCACGAACCGAATACACTAAGTCTTTAATAGGTTACCTTTTACATACATATAAAGATCCTACAAAATCTTATGCAGTTATTTTAGCTGAAGAGACCGAAGACGAATCCGAAGGTGGCGGCGCTGGTAAGGGCTTATTCTTTAAGGCAATAGGTAAGCTAATAAACTTAGTGTCTATTGATGGCAAGAACTTTAAGCTTGACAAGTCCTTTGCGTTTCAAAGAGTAGAGTTAAGCACCCAGCTAATAGTAATAGAAGATTGCCGTAAGAACGTAGACTTTGAAGGATTTTATAGTAAGATAACCGAAGGCGTAACCATAGAAAAAAAGAACAAAGACGAAATATATATAGGCTATGAAGATGCACCTAAGTTTGGCTTTACTACCAATTATACTATAAATTACTCCGGAGGTCACGGCAAGCGTAGAGTTAAGGTGCTAGAGTTTAGTAACTTTTTTAACCATAACAATACACCGCTAGATTTTTTTAACGGCAAGGCCATGTTTAGCAACGACTGGGATCGTGACGAATGGAATAGGTTTTATAACTTTATGATAGACTCGGTGCAAAACTACCTACTAAACGGAATACCTAAAATAGATAATAGTCAAACGATTAATCGTAAGAATATTAAGCTTAACTTTGGCGAGGACTTTCTTGACTATTTTGAATTAATAGAGTTTGATAAGTGGCTAGAGTTTGGCAATGAATACCTAAACTTTTTAAACACTAACGACCTGGAGAAAAAAGATTATAGTCAAATAAAGTTTAAGAAAGCACTAAAGGTAGCTGCGGACATATTTACTTTAAAACTAATAACTAGACGAAACACCCAAAATAATAACAAAAATGAATTTAAAATTCTTGCTTGAATTTGACAAATGGCTTAAGAAAAACCCTCAAGGGGGCATTTTCATACACGATATACTTAATTTGCGAGTTTCAATACGCGATTTGACAAATCGTAACTAATTGAAAATCAATAGTAAATACTCAATATACTCAATATACTTAATTTATTTAACTTTTAAGGGGGGGGGGGGTAAAATAAATAAAAAGGAATAGGGTATAGATAAAACACCTAAAAATCAAGTATATTAAGTATATTGCGTAACAAGTATTGATAATGAACAACTTAGATAAAAATAAAATTATTGAATATTTATACAACCATGTAGATATTAACCGGCTTATCAATTCAGTTGATCCGGAGCATCTAAGAGACGATTTAAAGCAAGAGATGGCCTTGGCCTTACTATCTATGCCGGACGATAAGATAAGCGAAATTTGGGCCTCTAATGGCCTTGTAGGCTTTACTATAAAGATTATTACTAACATGGCGTTTAGCAGCACCTCACCTTTTTATAAAAAGTTTCGCAAAAATGACTACCAAAAAGCACTAGAATATTACCGAAGCCAACAAAAACTACCGGAACTAAACCTTAACTTTGCTAATATTGCTAACAAACGACTAGCCATAAAGTACCAAGAGGACGAACTGCAAGCACACGAAGCGATATTGTTTACTAAATATGTAGAATTAAGATCATGTAAAAAGGTAGCAGACTTTTATACCATACCCGAAAAACATGTAAAAGATATTATCCGTAAAACAAAACTTGAACTTAAAACATTATGCTTACAACAATTTTAGCGGCTTTCTTTTTTGCTTATTACTTTGTAGAAGTGGCCAAAATAATTTACGTTATTAAAAAAGTATGGAGAATACCATTTGAGAAACGAATGAAACCTTTTGATTGCGTGACATGCTTAAGCGTGTGGATGGCAGTAGTGTTTTATTTTATGCCATTTGAGTTGGTGCAATTTATTTGTATTATATTTGGGGCCGGATTCATAGGACAAAAAATTAAATAATATATGGCAAAGTTTAAACTTATAGTAAAAGCCGGAGTATATGAAACGGATACTTTTTGGCAATTAATTATTGAAGTATTAAAACACCGATTTTGGCATTTAAAAACACACGGAAAATGGATGGACTAAAATTAAATAATTATGCAACCAGTACTACTACCCTTACTTTGCCATAACGAGAATACTATTCTTTTTGATGAACTTGGCGTTGACTACAACTACGAGAACCTAACAAGCGTAGAGTTTATGTTCTTTGATATTGACTATGCATGTAGCAATACAAAGAATGATCGTGAGTTCACGGAAATAGTTAGCAATGGCGATAGCTTTGTTGTTGACTTAAGATGGCATGAATTTAAAAAACTATTTAGATAATATGGCAAAGGTAACAAACGATTCACGCAAGCTAACTTTTGGCAAACGCAAAAACGGAAGGGCAAAGAAAAGTTATAACAAGCATTCACCAAAACCAAAGCAATATCGTGGACAAGGACGCTAAGATTATACAAGTGCTAGGCATTACACAAAGAGTAAGCGGGTGCGGGTGGCATAGAGTAATGTTACCTTTAGCATTTATGCCGGATGCTTACAACCATATTACCGATGTGCCTAGTAAGGAAATACTAGAAGAGCGCAACTTTGATGTAGTGCTATATAATAGATTCAGTCCTTTTGACAATGCCTGGGATGAAACTAAGCAGCACTTTAAAGTTGTTATGGACTTAGACGATGATTGGGAATTACCATACAATCATCCGTTATATCCTTACTACGAGCCACAAAAGAAACGAGTAGTTAACAATATCTTTAACGCAGACCTGGTGACATGCACCAACGAGCGTATAGCAGACAAGGTAAGTAAGTATAACAAGAACGTTTTAGTCTTACCTAACTGCTTACCTTATGGCGAGCAGCAATATAATGATTATAGACACGATAGCGATTTGGTGCGTATATTTTGGGCCGGAGGTAGCACACACCTAGAAGATATTAGATTACTTGCTAACCCATTAAAAAGATTAAGAGGCAATAAAGGCTTTGAAATGGTATTAGGTGGATACACGGACTCCGATCCGGTTAGTAAAGCATATTGGGATCAAGTGCATAGCATGTTTACTTTTGGCGGTAAGTTTACTAATAGAAAACTTAAGAGCGAGTTGCCAAATAACTACATGACTCATTTTGAGCATGCGGATATTATGTTAGTGCCATTACAAGAAAGCGACTGGCATGCAAGCAAAAGCAATCTTAAGATACTTGAGGCTGCAAGCAAACGCATTGCGGTAATATGTAGCTTTGTAGAACCTTATAGCAAAGATAGCGACGCACCGGTGCTTTGGGTAAAAAGCCAAGGCGACTGGTATAAACATATTAACTACTTATTAAACAACCCGCAAGAAAGGATCAAGCTAGGCCAAGAACTTTACGAGTGGGCTAAAACCAAATACAACTATGAGTCAATTGGAGCAACTAGACGCCAGGCATTTGGCGACCTTGTTAAAGCATAAGCACTACTACGATTTGTTTAAAGCTACTGGTGAACTTGTGGCGTTTACGCATGAAGTACAAAACGAACTTTTAGAAGTTATGCGCACGCGTGATCCATACTACCAATACAATGGGCGCTGCGGTGCATGCGTCGGAACCTTTTTAAATAACGTTTACAATACATTTAATGAGCAACTACATTCATAAGACGGCCATAGTAGGGCCAAACGTAACCCTTGGCGATAATGTTTATATCGGGCCATACTGCATAATAGGAGAACCAGCCGAGCATAAGCTTTTTTGGAATGC